CAAGCACAGGGTTTAGCTAGCCTTGGGCAGAGCATCGGAGGTGCTATTCAGAACTACGGTGATGTCAAAAAAGAGCAGAAGAAAGTTGACGCTTACAACAAAGCGTCTGCCAAGTCTATTGAAGCTGCGATCACCCTAGGTAAATCGTATCAGATTAAAGGAGTGGAAGAAACGCTAAATCCATTCCTAGAATCATATAATAACCCTAACCTTAGTCCTGTTGAGAAAGCTGCATTGCTGGATGAGGGCAAGGCGATGATTCCTAACGTTTTTGGTCGATTTGATAAGAATCAGGCTATGCTGATTGAGAAAGCTGCAATGGAAGCAAGGAACACTACAGGAGAAAGAAATGTAAATCTCCAACAAGGTGAGATTATTGAAACAATAAATGGCAAACAATACAAGGTGCCAGTTGTTTTCGACCCAGCAACAGGAACAAGAACAAGACCCGATGGAACAGTTTTTGGAACTTCTGCGACAGCATCAGGAATTGCTTCTGCCGCAAGCTTACCTATTCCTCAGGCGACAGGTGGACTTCAAGGTAAATCTAATGCAATCGCTAACGCATTAGAGCTTCCTACTGACAATCTTTATACTAACGATACAAGTTTGCTGCCACCACTTAATACTGGAGTAGAAAGTCAAGTTCCTACATTGCTTCCATTTGAAGGATCGCAACCAAATACATCAGTTCCTTCGTATGCAATTCCAGTAGAAGCTGATGAAAAACAAGGACAAGTTATGTCTCCAGAAGAAGTTAGTAAGCTAATTCAACAAGGATACAAAATAAGTGGCACTCCAGCAGAAAATGGTCAAATCTTTGTTACTGATATCCAATCTCTAGCTCCACAAAAAGGAGAAGAAATAATTTTTAATTCTGATGGAACTGTAACAAAACGTGATATTTCGCTTGGCGGAAAAGCAGCTCAAGCACAAAAAGCAGAAGATGCCAAAATTGATAAAGCTATGGGGCTTATGCAAGACCTTAATTTGCTTGAAAAAGCTTCACAGTCAATGGCTCCTGGAGTTCTTGGCGCGGCTGGTCGTATGGTTGCTGAACAGATTCCTGCAACTCAACAAGCTGAAACCAAAGACATTATCGATCGAGTTAATTCAATGCTTACGCTTTCTGGTATTCAGGAAATGAGGGCGAATAACCCTACTGGTGCAGCACTTGGCAATGTATCCGATAAAGACATGGCTGTTTTACGATCTTCTGTAACAGCCCTTAGAAATGCTCAAAGTCCAGCAGCGTTTAAGCGTGAATTGGTTAGATTAAAGAATCTCCAACATGATCTTATTTATGGATCAGAACGAGTGCTTAAATCTAAGCTAGATAAAGGTGAAATTACTCAATCGCAATTTAGCCAAGCTATGGCTAATGCACCTGCTGAGTATTTGGATGAACAAGGTGAAATTAAATCAAGAACTACGCCAACAGCTACTCCAAGCGAAGCTATGGGATTAACACCAGCAGAGCAACAGCTAATTGATGAATTCAGAACTAAAAAATAATTAAATGAGTGAAAAACAATCATCAAATATTGACTTATCTAAAGAGATATCTATTGCTTATGATGATATCAAAAGCATATTTGCGTCTCGCAAAGAAGCCATTTCTCAACTTGCTGAAGCGAAAAAAACTGGCAATACTGAATTAGCTAATCAAATTGCTGACAAGGCAGTTAAATTAACTGATTTGTTAAATCGAAGACAATCTCAATATGACTCGCTTAAAGAGAAGGAAGAAAAACCTAATCTAGAAAGGATTCAAGCACTTGGCAAAGAACTTCGCGCTCCAATAGTTAGCCCGACAGCTAACTACATGGCAATGTATGGAATGCCTGGTGTTGGTGCAAATCCACCAGTATATGACACACAACAACCATCTGTTGAGCAGCAAATAGAAAAAAAACGCGATATTGCTGGGCAGTATTTAAGCTTACCTCCTAGTAAAGGAAAAGAAGCTGAAAAGCTACCTACTTCGCTAATGGCACAATTAGAAACGCTTTACGATCCAACAAGTAAAGCTCAACTTCTGACAAATTACTTTGGAGAAGGAAACGTAAGACCATTAAATGTTGCTGGTAATACTGAGTTCTTCATTACCCAACCTGATGGCAGTGTAAAGACAACTCTAAACAAAGGAGCAGCAGAACTTGCAGGAGTAGCCGCTGAAATCCCATCAACAGCAGTAGAGATTGGGACATTCCTAGGAACACTTGGTGTAACAAAAAGCCCAGTGGCAGCAGTAGGGCTATCTTCTGCCGCTGGTGCAGCAACAGGTGCGCTTATGGATGAAGGATTAAGATACGCTTATGGTCTTAAGCCTGATATTGGCGGAACAATTGCAAGACGGGGAACTCAAGCTGTAATCAGTGCTGGCATGGGTGGTATTACTGATGTTGCTGTTCCACGATTTGCAGCGGCAAGAATAGGCGACGAGTTTGTTAATAGATTTGCCCAAAACCTTGAGAGGTCAGCAGAAAACTTGATGGTTAGAGAGCAGAGGTTAGCAGCTAAGCAACGTCGAGCAGCAGGAGAGGTAAATGTTCCCTTTGCAGCCAAGTTGGCTGGTCCAGTAGGATTAGAGGCTCAATCTGAACTTGCTGGAATATATCCCACATCCAATATTGCATCGTCTGCTCGCAAAACTCAAGAAACATTGTTACGACTATCTGATGACTGGAGATCAAACATTCCAGCAAATCCAAATAATTATGCAGATATTGCATTGCAGAAAGAGGAGCAACAAAAAGCTTTAGCTCAACAAATTGCATCGGCAACTGGACGAAATGCTAGACTTATTGAGGGAGCGTTAGATCGTCAGACAAGAGGCGCGTTAAGTGATACAGATGAACTTGGCAAAATATTATTTAGTTCTATTAAAGATGCTAGAACACAAGCAATAGAAAACGTCAAAACAGCACGCAAACAAATTTTTGATTTAGCTGATAATGCTGGATTCAGCGTAACTCCAGAAGAAATGCTGGATCAAGTTTTTGCAATAAGCAGACAAGCAGATCCATCTGGAGCAGCTAATAGATCTGCCGCTGAAGGCGTAATTAGTCGATTGAGAATACGGAGAGATGCTCCAGAGCTTCTTAAGGCAGCAGAGGCAAAAGCAGCAATATTAAATCAACAGAATTTAAATATTCCTCAGGATTTGCGTAAAGAGATTGATGATCTTACATTATTATCTAGACCATTAAGATCAGAAGACTTTGATGAGTTTATAAAAAATTTCCAAGAAGCAAAATCTGATAATGCATCTAGTGGGAAAAGTCGAGACGTATTCGCTAATAAGATTGCATCAGGTTTGTCCCGTTATCGTAGAAATGTTTTCAACTCCATTGATACAAAACTTCCTAATGGACAAGATGTAAATGTTGGAGATCTTTTTAGTAAATATGCAGATGAGGTTGAAACTCGTCAAAAATACAATAACAATCTTCTTGGTGGTATATTGAAGGAGGCTGGGGGCGAACAAAGCACAAATCCAAGAGCTATTGTAGCCGCAGTAATGCGTGAACCAGAAACAATTAAAAAGGTTGTTCAATCTTTGCGTGAACTTGAAGTTGCCGAACCAACTAAAGCTGGGCAAACTAATAAAATTCTTGGATTACTCCAGTTGGAATACATGAATAAAATCGGCATTAAGCCAAGTTTGCGTGGAAAAGGAGCAAGAAGTATCAAGGCAGATGAGAATATAGTAAGAACTCTTTTTGGAGGACAAGCAGATGCTCAATTAAGAGCAATTTCTGATTTGAATAATAACCTAAAAAACATTGGCGATCTTGGTTCAAGCAAGCTGACAATGGATGATTTGCAAAAAATGGGCAAACCTCTTTCTGAAGTTGAAAGAAAATCTCTAGCAAAAACAATCGCTAAAAGAATTCAGGCAGAAAAAGACGATGCAGTATTAGTGAATCAAAAGATATTTGATCTTGCAAAACAAGGAGACTTCAAAAACATTTATGCAGATGCTCTTTCAAAATCAATATTGTCTCCGTCAAGCATTATTGAAGATACTAAAAACGCAATGCTTCAATTAAGCAAATCGTCACTGGAGTCGAGAAATCTTTATAAAGGGGATTTCAGGCGAGAACTTCTTGATGCTTATTCAGGTGGAAATCCAAATGCCAACACTCCTTTTGAGGCGATTTTTGACACAAAAAGATTCATGAACGATTATCGACCATCTAGCGGTAATGTGACTACATTTGCCAAAAAGCTACAAATCGTGCTTGGCAAGGAAGAAGCTGATTTCCTTTATGACTTGGCTGCGACAGCCGAAGCAAACGCTATTGCTGATGTTGCAAAGACAGGATCTACCTTTAGGATGATTGGAAGCCCACAAGGTGGAACAGTAATCGTTTCACTTCAAAAAATGGCTGATTCAACCAGAAATAGATTTCTTACTGCAATGCTTTCATCTGGCGTTAATAGCAACATGATTAAATCGGCTCTTGCTAAGACGGCTATTCCTGGCAAGGCTAATGACGCATACAACCAAATGGCAAAGCAGATGTTCTTGAGTAGAACTGGGGCGACAGCACTAGCTCACCAAGCATCCAGCGATCCAGAGTTTTCTGCTGAGTTGATTAACATGGCAAAACAATTTGACGCAAAACAACTTGAGGAAAAACAAAGTGCAAATTACAATCCTGAATTTGATAGATTAAATCAAAAATTTGACCTTCAACGAAAACAAAACTTGAATTCTGGGTCAAAGTAATATTCGATCCCATTCGCCATGAATGAAGAACAACTCCAAAAACTGAAAGACAATTACTACGATGATCGTCCCGACAAGAGCGAGTGGTTTCTTGAGGTAAGAGAACGTGCTAAGTTGCTGCCACGGAACAACATAGAACATTACGCTCCGCATAAGGCTGCATTAGCATTGTTTCTCTTATCTCAAGGAGCCAAGATTACCGAAATATCCAAGAAAACTGGAGTTGGCAGGGAGACTATTCGTCAACTAGAATGGCGGCATAACGATACCCTAGAGACAAAACGTAAGGAGTTCTCCATGCGTTACGCTATCGCAGCGCAGGAATACACTGATCTATTGTTTGAACGTGCTGGTCAGCTATTTGACGACCCTGATAGCCTTGCTAAAATCTCCCCTGAGAAGCTGGCAATCACCGTTGGCATTCTCACAGACAAAGCAGCACAGCTTACCGGTATGGCAACGACCGTGGTAGAGCATCGCAAAGGCGCGAGTATTGATGACGCTGCAAAAATGATCTCTGAAGCAAAAGCTAGAATTGCAAACAAAATAAAAGAAAAAGTAATTGACATTGAATTTGTTGACGTAACTAAAGAATCTTGATAAAAAACAAGCGTCAACTAGATGTGTGGTCTAGTTAACGCTTTAACACAATACATAAATAAGTATGAAAAGTGCTGAAAAAAATAAGTCAGAAGAATTGCTTGATGTCAATAATATATTCAAATATTTGGATTACAACCCCGAAACTGGAATTTTTGTTTGGAAGGTGAAAACCAAAACAAACAATATTGGTGGTGTTGCAGGAAACACAAATTGGCGTGGATATACATCAATTTGGATTAATGGATTACAATACTACGCGCACAGATTAGCTTGGGCGTTTTGCCACGGAAGTTTTCCCTGTGGCGACATTGACCACATTAACGAAAACAAGTCGGACAATAGGATTGCAAATATTAGAATTGCAAGCAGGTCTGAAAACATGTTTAATCGAGGGAAAAACAAAAATAACACTTCTGGCATTAAGGGAGTTACTTTTTGTAAAGCTACAAGAAGATGGAGAGCGCAAATAACTATTGATAGAAAAAGCGTAAATATTGGGCGATTCAAAACAAAAGAAGAAGCCGCAAGTGCTTATATGGAAAAAGCTCAACAATTTAGGGGGGAGTTTGCAAAATGTTAAAATGGACTGAACATCCAGTTCTTCCTATCCCCACGGATGAGGAAATTACTGAAATGACCGCAGAGGAATTGATGGAGGTTCATCAAATCCGCGAGGAAGCTATTCGCAATTCCATAAAAGATCCATTTAGATATGGATGGAAATTTGAGAATTGGAGAAAGCTTGAAAAGTGTCTTGAGACTAGAAACGAGGCACTTATCAGTGGTGGAAATAGATCATCGAAAACGCAGGTTGGTGCTTATTTTGTAGTAAAAGCCGCTATCGAAAATCCAAACTCTGACATATTCTGCTTTGCTCAGAATGCCGAAGTATCTATTAGACAGCAGCAAGCCGCCGTGTATGATTGGATGCCAGCTGAGTTTAAGAGCAAGCAGACAAGTCAGAATACCTATCTGTCTTACTCTAGAAAAAACGGATGGACTGATAACTCGTTGATTCTCCCGAATGGATCAAGGATTTCATTCAAGACGTATGCTGCATTTGCAAACAACCAGACCATCCTAGAAGGTGCAGAACTTGGTTCCAAGGAGGCAACATGGCTTAACATTGGTGCATGGTGTGATGAGATGCTTGGAGGTCCAGAGCTAGTTGATACACTTAGGTTTAGGTTGGCGACAAGAAATAGCAAGATGATGCTAACGTTTACTCCAATCTTTGGATATACGGAGTTAATCAAGCAGTATCTTGATGGAGCAAAAGTTCTTGAAAGCAGAGAAGCTGAGTTGCTTGGTGGTGAAATTGTTCCGACAATACTTGAATGTAAGAACATCAAGGGAACAATTCATTACTTTCACTCGCAAGATAATCCTTTTGGTGGATATGAACGCATTAAGCAAACGCTTGTTGGAAAAACTAGAGAGGAAATCTTAATTAGGGCATACGGAATCCCAACCAAGGCTGCCGCTACCAAGTTACCAAAATTCAACAAGATCGTGAACGTGGTAGATCCAGACAAGATTCCTAGAAACAACATCACCAAGTATCACGTTATCGACCCCGCTGGCTCTAAAAACTGGTTCATGTGCTGGATTGCAGTGGATGAGACTGGAACGATGTGGGTTTATCGTGAATGGCCTGGAGTCGATGTTGGTGACTGGGCTGAGTGGCGCGGTGGCAAGTGGATGCCTGGAGAGGGAGCGAAAGGACAAGGCTACGGTATTCGCGACTATGTTGAGCTTATCGAAGAACTAGAGGGCGAAGAAGAAATCTTTGAGCGATTGATCGACCCGCGACTTGGTGCTGCAAAGTATCAGGTGCAAGATGGTTCATCCTCGATTATCGAAGATTTGAACGATGCTGGCATGGTTTGCATTCCAGCCCCAGGTCTTGATATTGATGACGGGTTACAAGCATTGATTGGCAAAATGGCATGGGACACATCCAAGCCGCTGGATGCAATAAACCGTCCACATTTCTACATCAGTTCCGATTGCGAGAACATTATTCAAGCATTGTCAGAATACACGGGAGATGGCGGATTAAAGGAAGCTTGGAAAGATCCTATAGATGTTTTACGCTATGCTGCAATCTCAGGAATAGATCATGTTGACAGTTCCGTCAGTTTAGCCACAATCCAAGGAGGTGGAGGTTACTAATATGAATACAAAAAAAGAAGCAAAGAAACGAGGACGACCAGCTAAGGTTGTTGAAGAAATTGTGCAAGACATACAAGAGTCGCCATTGAAAGCGTTGATTGTAGGAATCTGCAATAACCCGACATGGCTAAAAGCGCGTATTGACGGATTTAGCGTCAACGTAAAATGTCCCGCTCAAATATCAAAAGGCTTGCTAGGAAAGCAAGTTAATGTTATTCTCGTCAATTCCGAGCCTGAGGATTACTACCAATATACAGCATGAATGACATTCAACAAATTGAAGACGAGTCCCTTGTTTATTTAGACAAGAAGCCTGATATTGGTGCGTTATCCAATGCTTACGACACCTGCTTGGTTGATCTGGATTATTACTTTGAATCCTGCCTACGCTCTTACAACGACCGTAGAAACATCTGGGATGGCAAGTCGGATGACCTACGCAAGAACGGAGCTAATGCTTTTCCATGGCAAGGAGCATCCGACCAAGAAGTAAACGTAGTTGGTGAGCGCATCGACATGTATGTTGCGTTGTTTGACCAAGCGTTATCTCGCTCTCACATCAAAGCGTTCCCAACGTCTATGGCAGCAATGCCAAAAGCAGCGGTGGTTTCTGGCTTCCTGAAATGGATGCGAGCATCCTACATTCCTGACTTCAAGCGTCAAATGGAGCTTGGTGGTAACTATCTCATGGAGAAGGGCATCATGGTTACCTACGTTGGTTGGAATCGCGAGAAGCGCACATATCTCCAGAGCGTTAGCCTAGAGCAAATCCAACAAGCATCGCCTGATCTTGTGGAGTTAATTCTCAGTGAGCAAGATGACGAGATGTTGCTTGAATTGATTCAAGACTCATTCCCTGACCTTTCTACTAAGCGCGCGAAGAAAGCAATTAAAGACCTACGCAAGATGGGTGTTGCTGAAATTCCTCTATCACGCCAAACTGTTGACTGTCCTATAGTCTATGCTTGCGCTCCCGATGGCGAGGTAGTGTATCCATCTTACATCTCAGATCCACAACGCGCACCATACATGTTCTGGCGAACATTCCTCACGGCTCAAGAGCTTGAGAAGAAGGTGACGAACGAAGGATGGGATCGTAAATGGGTAGATAACGCTATCGAAACCCTTCGTGGTAAAGACTCCATGTATCTCGATGGCGAGAAAGTAAAGACTCAGACTCGCTTGCCAATCACCGATGACAACGATCTTGTTATGGTGGTCTATGCGTATCAGCGTCTAATCGACGAGGATGATGGTTCTGAGGGTATTTACTGCACTGTGTTCCATCCGCAAACAGACGGCTATGCCAAGCATGAACTTCTCAACGGTTACGATGACTATCCATTCGTGGTGACTTGTCTTGCTAACAACCAAAAGCGGATGTATGAAGTTCAGACATTCTCTGACATTCTCCGTGGTCCACAGATGCAAATCAAGACCGAGCGTGACAGTCGTATCGACCGTGCGTCTTTGGCAACATTGCCTCCGATTATGCACCCTGCTGGTCGCCCTCCATCAGATTGGGGTCCTGGACGCAGAGTGCCATATCGCCGACTAGGTGAAATTGCATTCGGTCCAATTCCTCCGCGAGATGACGGCTCTGTAGAGAGTGAAATGTCAATGCGTGGACAAGCGGATCGTGCTGTTGGGTTAGATCTTACAAATCCTCTTTCTGCTGCTCTCCAGCAATTCTTTATTGGTAAGTTTCTTGACCACGTTAAAGACGTTCTGACAATGGCATGGAAGCTGTATCAGCGTATGGGTCCTGATGAAATCTTCTTCCAAGTTACAGGGAATCCCAATCCCCAAGTAATGACCAAGGGTAGTCCAGATGAGAACTATTCGATCATGGTATCGTTTGACTCCTTGGCAAGTGATCCAGAAACAGCAGAGACTCAGTTGAAGAATATGGTATCTCTTGTCCAGTTGGATCGCAATGGCATCCTCGATGTAAACAAACTACTTGAGTTCGCTGCATCTTCTATCAATCCAATCTTTGCTGACTACGTCCTGCAACCAGTGGAGGAAGCGCAACAGAAGATTGCTAAGAACGTCACCGATGACCTTTCCAAGATCTTCTCTGGCATCGAAGTTCCTGCACAACCAAACGGAGCGCAAATTGCCATGCAGATGGTTCAGGCATACGTCCAACAACCCGATGTTGCGGCTAGAGCGCAGCAAGACGAGGCTTTTGCTGCTCGCTTGCAGAAATATGCCAGCCAGTACCAATTCCAGCTACAACAGGCTCAGAACGCTGAGATTGGACGTATCGGAACAGCACCCGCTGAAATGGGTGGCGTAACAACACAAGGAATGGAACAGTAATTTCAAACAACAACAAACAATCAACTCAATAAAAATATGCCAGCAAAAAGAAAAGAATACGATATCACGAAGAATCCAGCTTATATAACTGGAATGAAAATAATGGAGCAGGAGAAGGCTTTAAGAAAAAAAGCAGATACCCAAGCTGAAGCAGCTACGAAAAATTCAAAAGTAAAATATGAAGGTTACCTTACTGATATGAAATATCCTGCAATTAGACCAGTTTCACAGGTGCAAGGACCTTCATCTCCCTCGCGATCCCAGCTTTTAAAATCTAGAGGAACGCAATCATCTTCTGTTCGAAGGGTCATTAAGTAATGAAGAAGAAACTAATCAAACGTGCAGACGGCTCTCGCTCTCAGCGGGGAATGTGGGATAACATCCGCGATGCTAAAGGCTCTGGTAAAAAACCAACAAAAGAGATGCTGAAGCAAGAGCAAAAAATCAAGCGAAAGATGAAGTGATGGAAAAGCGTTTCACAAAAGTAGTAACCAATCCCGCGACTGGGCGAAAGAAAACGATCAAGTATGGTCAGGCTGGTAAAGCTGCTGACGGTGGTGATCGTGTTCGCCCAGGCACGGCAAAAGGCGACAGCTATTGCGCTAGAAGCAACGCTATCAAAGGCAACTGGCGCAGTGACCCCAACTCGCCGAATAACCTATCCCGCAAAAAATGGCGTTGCAAAGGCAATAAATCAATAAAATAATCTTATGAAGAAAACTAAATCAGGTGGTTGCAATCACGAAAAGATGGAACGTAAAGGAAAAAGCAAAGGCTATGTTGAGGTTGAAATCAAGATGGTTCGCGCTCCAAAAAAGAAAGCAAAACGTAAATGACACCACTGCCTAAACCAACTATTATCCAAGCTGTCGAAGCTTTATCCGACCGTGATGAGTTCAAAGCTATTATCCAGTTCATCCGAGATGAGCGCGAGCGTTTTTTCGGTGACCTGCGCCAGTGCGTAGAGCCAAACGAGGTCATGAAGATCGTCGGTAGTGTTGCTACGCTGGACGAGCTTTTGACTCTATTGAAAAAAGAAGATTGACATTCGTCACTATTCTGCTTTTATTTTCTCGCTGTGTGTTTTCAGCGTTCTGTGTTCCAAGAACCCGTAGGGAAATTTAATCTCTACGGGTTTCTTGTCTCTGTGAATCACTCGTGCAAAAAAACTGTTTTCAGCGCGTAGTATTGAGCGCTTGCATAGCTTGGATCGAGTGGATGTGAGTCTGCATAAGCCTGTAATTTGTCGCGATATTCGGTGGGAGTGACCTCATCGCACATGCAATAGGCGAACATCTCCATGTCTTTCTGTTGCCATTCCTCGCAACGCTCCAGCACGGTCTGCGCAATGGTTTCGTCGCTGTATGCCGCTGCTGGTTCTTCGTCAGCAAATAGGATCGTGATTTTTCGGTATGTTTTCATGGCTTCAAATGTTCTTCTTTTGGTAGGATTTTCTCGCAAATTGTGTAGGTCTCCAATGAGTTGTATTCGTTGGCGTAAATCTCGCGTATTGCTTGCATGGCGGCGTTTAGCTCGCGCTCTAGTTGCTTGCTTTTAGCTTCATGTTCCATCGACTCAAAATGTCGTGCATTGGATGAACTTATCGCCGCCGTCAAACTCGCGTCGAGATTGTTGCGATCTGTTGTCACGTCGTTTAGCTCTCGCTCCAACTGACGCGCGTGCGCTTCCATGGCCTCGATGTGCTCAAGCATGGTTCGCTTCTGTCCTTGGTCTGGCATTAGCGCATCCGTCCTCGGTGTGTCTGATTCTGTGTTCATTGTTCTTGTAATTTTATGTTTGCGGTAACTTCAAGTTTGACGGTTTTAACCACTTTGAAAATTTGAACTGGATCGCACCAAGATTTAGATGATGCTGACTGAAGGCAGTTACAGGATGTCTCCCAAATCTCTTTGTGTTCTTTTAAGATTGCTTTTTCTGTTGCTGAAATAGACGGATAAGGTCCATTGAAATCATCGCATCCTTTTTCTTTGTAGTAGTATTCTGTTTTCATTGTTCGGTTGGTTAAATGCTAATTGTCAATGTTTTAGTAGTTCGTTGGTTTCTTGGTTTGGTTGATGTAGTTTTGCAACCATTCAGCTTTTGCCAAAATTGAAGCGTCTTCGTAGCTTCTGCTTTGTTTTAGCTCGCTGTATCGGTTGCGGATCAAAAATAGGTCCTGCTGAATATCGTCAGTTGCGGTGCTTGGATTGCACTGAAATGTAAGGACTCGCACAATGTATTTTGATTGCTCTTCGTTCATGGTTGTTTCTTGGTTCGGTTAATTTGCGGATACTGTGACTTGGTAGATATGCGTGCCATCTTCTTGTTTGATTAAAGTTGTTTCGCAAACCTCCCAAAATACTTCTTGTTGTCTAAACGCTTGTTTAATTGCTCTGTCGTTTAACCATTCGCCTACGTTTTCTACGGGACAATCGAAGCGTTGCGTCTCCATTTCATAATGGTATTGTGTTGTGTGGAATTGTTTCATAATTATTTCTTGGTTAATCTAGCCCAAAGAAAAAGGACTAGCACAAGGAGGTCGAAATACCTGTGCTAGCCCTTAACTCCAAGCCATGAGTAATGGAGCAAAATTTACAACGATGAATTCGACCTCTCGTCGCCGCGAGTTTACACAGCACTTTTCAGAACGCAAGAAAAATCTTTAACAAATTTATCTTGCTTGTTGACATTGTTTGGAAATTATGATTAATTTTTCTCGACTCGCACCGCCGAGCGTAAATGGCGTTTTAATTATGAGTAATCCAGAAGCTACCGCTGAAGCTATTGAATCAGTGTCCAACCTGTCATTTGAAGAGCTTGTAGCTCAGAGAACGGCAAGACATAATCCCGAACCTGAATCTGAGGAGCAACCCGAAGAAGAAGCGTCCGAAGCCGAGGAGGAAGAAATTCCCGCTGAAGCAGAAGAAGCCGAACCCGAGGAGGAAGCCGAAGAAGAAGAGGAGGAGCAGGAAAGTGAAATTGATCTACTGTCGTTGACGGCTGAACAGATTCAATCCTTAGCCAAAAAAGGTAAGAGCCGATTGCTTCAACGCATTGGCGAGCTAACCGCTCAGAAGAAAGCCTTGGAGGAGAAGATTCAATCTCAACCAGCAGTCAAGGAAGTCCCTCAAGACGAGAATCCATTTCGTGAAATCCAGTCATTCGATGACTTGAAAGCGAAATATCAAGAGCTTGAGCGAACCCTTGAAACAACAGATGAACTACTGGAGGAATACGAAGATTATCGCGCCGAGGATATAATCTTAGTTGGAGACAAGGAGTTCACCAAGCAGCAGATTCGTAAAGCCAACCGCAACTCCCGCGAGGCGTTGACTAAATTCTTACCTGCCCAGCAAGCGCATCTCCAGCAGATCGCCCAACTGGAGCAACTGAAAGGTCAATACATCGCAGCCGCAGAAGAAGAAGTTCCCGACATTAAGGATGAAACCTCAGTCGTAGGGAAACAATTCCGAAGTTTAGTGTCTGACCCGCTTATCGAAAAGCTACGCAAACAAGTTCCTGAAATTGGCTACCAAATCGAATATATCCTGGCACACGCCGCCAACTCCATCAACGGAGGAACAAGGATTAAGAAGCAACCTGCGGTGGGGAATAGACTGAAAGTCAGTCCATCATCTTCCCCATTTGGAGCGGGAGCTGCGAAGTCCTCGACATCCCCGAAGAGCAAAGTTGTCGATGCTTACACCCGCTTTGAAAAGAGCGGAAGTCCAGAGGAATGGATTGCTGCAAGAATCGCTAAATACAAATAATTTTAACTAACTAAGACTATGCCCATCTCAAATACTTATCAACCATCCGCCCCTACCGCAAAAACAGGTCAGGGTTCCGCCGTATCCAACCGCGAGGATCTCAGCAATGAGCTTTCCATCCTTGCTCCAGAAGAAACCCCAATCCTATCGCTCTGCGGTAAAGGTAAAGCAAGTGCCACCTATACTGAGTGGACTGTTGACTCCTTGGCTGCTCCAGCAACGACTGGTATCAGTGAAGGTTCCGATGTGACTTCGTTCAGTGACAAGTTCGCCGACCGCGCTCGCCTTGGTAACTACATCCAACTGATGCGTCGTGACTACATCGTATCGAACCTGCAACAAGCTGTAACTAGCGTTGGTCCTGCCAACGTAGCACAAGCTGAAGCTAAGTCGATGCGCGAAATCAAACGTGACATCGAAGCAACAATCGCCTCCGACAACGAGATGACTGTTGAGAACGGTGCTGGCACTCCTTACGGTATGCGTGGTCTTGGCAAGTGGATTCAAGCTACTGCACAAGCAACTAACCCAGTTCCTGCCGCTTACCGCACTCCATCTGGTTCGATTATCGCATCGACCCTTAGCGAGTCCTCGTTCAACACGATGATCGGTTCGATCTTCGCCAAGAACGGCGAGATGAACAGCTTGACACTTGTTGCTAACGTAGCACTTCGTCAGCTTATCAGCAACTTCACCCGTGCAACTCCTGCTTCCGCTGGTGTTACCTATCACGTCAACCAAGACGCTACGAGCAAGCAAATCACCCTTTCGGTGAACTTGTATGACTCCGATTTCGGTCTTGTGAAGATCGTCAATGGCAACCCAAGCTGTATGCCAACTGGCAGCACTAACGTTGGCTACGTTCTCAATCCTAAGTATCTTGGCTTCAACACCCTTATCCCAATGGGTGCTACTCGCCTTGAGAACCAAGGTGGTGGCGAGCGCGGATTCATCGACGTTGCTGGCACACTGTGCGTCAAGCATCCACAAGCCCACGGCAAAATCGCTTACTAATCCTAACTAAGAACAAAATATATTATGCCTCAATTAGCTAACAATGAATCCCGTGGGTTTACTCACTACTTCCGTATCGCTGCTTCCGAACTTGTTTCTGGCGGCACGGCAGCACGAACAGTTGCACAAGTGCCTCGCGGCGGCATTGTCACCAATGCATGTGTAACCGTTATCACTCCAATCGCAGGAGCTAGCGACATCACCATTACGCTTGGCGTTACTGGAACTGCCGCTGGTTTTGTTGCCTCAACCGACCTTGACGCTTTGACAGCAACTGCCTTTAACAGCGGCACACTGCTTGATACCGAGCCTGGTTACGTCAACAACACTACATCCGCAGTCAATGTTATTGCGACTCTCGGTGGAACTGTTGCCAGCATCACCGCTGGAGAAGTTGTGATCGCTTTGACGATTCTCAACCCATTTGACATCACGCCTTAATTCATAACTGGGGAGGGAGGGTAAAATCTCTCTCCCCTTTCTTACTTATGTTTGCTAACGAAGAAATTAACGCTGCCCTAGTTCGCGAGCTTTGCTCAGGTCGTAAGTTCGTAGAGAGCTTAGAGAAACGCAGGGAAATTGAAGCAGCGGCAGAAGCAAGAAAAATGCGTGAAGTGAAGTCCATTGCTGGTAAGCCAGTTGGATCTATCCCGCAACGTGAGTATCTACTACTCGCAAACAAATACGGAAACGAATGCTGGGATGACCGTCAATTCGTTCGTGACTTTTTCAAATCACAATCACACCTGAAAGCAGGTAACATTTAATGCAAACCAGAACCTACGCCGAGCTACTTTCTTTGATCCAAGCACTAAGCGGGGTTGTCTTTGCTACGCTAGAGCTTGGGCGGATTAAGGCACTAATCAATCGCCGAGCATTAAGAGCATTCCGTTCAACAAACTACTGGCCTCGTTTTCTGAAAATCGGGGAAGAAAGAGCGGTAACAGGTAGCGTTGTGCCATATACTGAGTCTGGGAAAGACCCTATTGACACATACCTGCGCATCCACAAGCAAGCACCGTGGCTTAACCGATCAGTCCAAGAATACGACATCATGGTTACCGCTGAAGGTGCTACGTTGGTCGCTGGAGACTTGAATCCCACGGAAGCCTATGTAACATACAAGCGGCAGTTTACCGATACCTTCGGAGATGCTTCGGGAGAGTCCACAGCAATCCCTGCGGAGTGGTTTCAATACATGGCACACGGCACATACGCTGACTACCTTCGTGCGGAAGGGCAGCAAGAGAAAGCTGCACTGGCAGACCAAGAAGCAGACATGCTGCTCCAGGAAGAAATGATTCGCATCGACGAACAACACACTTTGCAAATGGTTGCCAACCGTGTCTTTACTAACGCTAACATGCAAATGCGCTACTGATGAATTACTCACTTGGAAATATGCTTAGTCGCGGTGGAGCGTTGAATCCTGATGGATTATCGCTTGATCTTGCGTTTGCTGCGGATAAAACCCTGACTGCCCGTAAAGGTCCAACTCCCACATTCACGCGAGCATCTACTGCTACGTTCGTGGGAAGCAACGGGCTAATCCAATCGGCAGCAATCAACACCCCACGCTTCGACCACGACCCTGTGACGCTTGCTTGCAAAGGACTGTTGATTGAGGAGCAAAGGACGAATCTTTGCTTGAGGAGCGAGGAGTTTAATGTTTCACCATGGATTAAAAATGCAGCCATAACTGTAACTGCAAATGCCCAAATAGCACCCGATGGAACACTTACCGCAGACACAGTTGATAATTCAACTGCTGGTGCAAACTTCCTAGCTCAAGATGTAAATGTTACTGCTGGAACTTCCTATGTTTTTTCTTTCTATGCAAAGAAAGGCACAGGATCGAGTTTTATTGCGCGAATTCGCAACCAAACAAATGCAACCATTTTTCTTCTTCTAGATTATTCATCTCAAGTTACAACTTCTGCATGGACTAGGGTTTCTATTCCTTTCACTGCTCCAGTTGGATGCACAGTTGTGCAACTCCGAATTCGAAACGATGATGGTGTTGGCAGCGTTCATCTTTGGGGCGCACAACTAGAAGCAGGCTCCTTCCCCACCTCCTACATCCCGACAACTAGCACAGCAGCACCCCGCAGCGCGGATGTGTGTAGTATTACGGGAGCGGATTTCACGAGCTTCTGGAATCCAAGTGAAGGAACGCTTTTTGCCAGCGGGATAACTCAGGGCTATTTGGCCATGGCTTCGTCTGGGGCAAACGCCAATCAAATTGCGATTTTCAGAAATCCTTCTCCACTCTACATGCGCTTCGATGTAGCCGTTGGAGGCTCATACGGCGCGCAAATTAACGGGTCAACAATTATTGGCGATTCATACAACAAGATTGCGGGAGCCTATGCAACAAACAATGTTAGAGCCGCATTCAATGGGGTGTTAGGTACTCAAGATACTACGGTTACTATTCCTTTAAATTTAACAACTCTGAATATTGGGAGCCAATCACTAGGGGTTGCGCCTCATAATGGTCATATCACTCACATTCAATACTTCAAAAAACGTCTCCCTAACGCGAAGCTCCAATCCATCACCACACCATGATCGACTACATCTTGAAATTTCCAAGCAAAGAAGTCGCCAAACAGTTCGGGCTTGCCAACGGCTTTGCAACCGTTGACGAGAACGGCGAGGTGCAATCATCCCTTGCCAGTCACGAACACGCACTGTGCGTCATTGGCGAGCATAACGGCGATGGTCAATGGTGGGTATTGTTCCGCGACCTCGTTGGTATTCCTATTCCTAGCGGTGCAGAAAAGTATATCTTTTGGGCGTCCGACTTCACCTTTGATGACGAAAACGGAGATCCAGTCCCCGTCCCTAAACCAATCTCAGACGATGTTCCATCCGCATGGTGGGCATGATACAACTAAATAAAATTATGAAAACTACCGTATTAGGCATTCTTACAATCGTAGCAACAGCTTCCAACGTAGCTATCCAGATCATCTCTGGTGAATCTCCAGACTTTGCCGCAGCGTTTGCCGCTGTCATTGCTGGTGTCGGGCTAATCAAAGCTGCTGACGCAAAATAAATTGCAAATCCCAAGCTCAACAAAAGTGAAGGACATTGGTCATAGCACTATCGGCACGATTGCGCCGCTTCTTGGCGTCATCACATCTCTACAAGAGCAAGTTGAGTATGGACTGCGCATCAGCGGTCTATTAGTCGGCCTGATTGTAGGGTTACTAAGCCTATGGCAAATCATCAAAAAACTATGAGTCTCGCAAAAGAAATCGTTCGCATCGCCAAGGAGGAAGTCGGTGTGCGAGAGATTAGAGACACCAACTGTGGAGTTCGCGTTGACGAATACAAGGCGGCTACATGGCTCAATCCCAAGAAAGGATGGGCGTGGTGCGCTGCGTTCGTCTGCTGGGTAGTTCGCGAAGCCATGGCATCTACGGGAGTCAAGCAGACCAAGACGTTCAAACGCCCCCGCACCGCTGCCGCATGGGATTTTGAGAACTGGCCACTTGAACAAGACTCTACGACTAATACGAAGAAACCTCACGGTGGCGACATTCTCCCTGGAGACATCGTGATATTCACATTCTCCCATATCGGCATTGCTGTATCATCTCCTGATGATGATGGCATCGTCAAGGTAGTTGAAGGAAACACTGACGCAGCAGGATCGAGAGAAGGCGGTGGGGTTTATCTCAAATCTCGGCACGTTTCCAAGATTCGTTCACGCATCCGCTTTACAATCTGAGTAATATTCTACGCAAAAATGGGCAATAATGCCTAGTTTGAGCAACATTATACACAAATGAAACCAATAAAAAGCAAGTCTAAAATCATCGTTCTACTGTCAGACCTGCATATTGGTTCTGTCGTGGGACTATGGCCAGCCAACTTCGTGTCCAACGAAGGATTCCCCATCGGTCAAAACCCGTTCCAGAAATGGCTATGGGCTTGCTGGCAAGACTGCCATCAGTGGGTATCTAAAATCGTAGGCGATGAGCCATATGAGCTAGTCATCAATGGTGACTTGGTAGAGGGGCTACACCATCGCACCACTCAAGTTATGAGTGCAGACATCGGAGATCAGTCCGCTGCCGTCATGGAGATCCTAGAGCCAGTGGCAAGCAAAGCATCAGGTGTTCACATTATCAAGGGGACAGAGTGCCACACCCGCAATGACGAGATTCGTCTCGGTAAAGCACTAGGTGCATCCAAGAATCCTGAGAATGGTCAGAACGCATGGGATAACCTAGACATCGAGATTAACGGAACGCTAATCAACTTTGCGCACCACATCTCCGCAACATCCCGCCCGTATCTGGAAGCAGGAGCGCACAGCATTGCCCTCGGTGTCATCACTCATACCCGTGCTAGAGTAGGCAGACGCGTGCCATCCGTCATCTGCAGAGCGCACCGTCACCGTCACGGCATCTGGACAGACGGCAACCAAGCATCGCTCATCACAGGCGCGTGGCAGGGTCTTACTCGCCATGGCTACAAAGTAGTCCCCGATGCTATCTCGGAGCCTTCCTGCATCATCCTAGACGCAAGAACGACCGACAAAGGCGACCTGCCACTATTTCACCAACGCAAATACATCCCGTAATGGCAAAGAGCATCCCAAAAGTAACAGGCATGGACTGGATTCTGGAACAATTCAATCAAGTAGAAATGTCTCCAGATGAATTTACAGTCGAGATGGTTGTTGCAAAACTAGGCAGTCCTTATCACTCCGTAAGAAACAGGATGAAAAGGATGCACGAAAAGGGGGATTTGACATGTCGAAAGCTCCTAATTAAAGGTCGATACGTCAATGTTTATAAGAAGGTTGACGGCTAGGCTTGTTGCTTTCTCCTGAATGATTCCCAGTTGAATAGTAGTTTAGCCCCATTCTCCTCGATCCGATCAATCACCGCAGGTGACAGCGTGGATGCCAGCTTCTCCCATGTGTAATTGGAAATCAAGATGGTCGGCATGTCAGCAGCGTATCGTGCGTCGATGATAGCGGTTAGCTTGTCATCCTCAAATTTCGTCTCTGCTCGCACCTGCACTTCATCAATCACCAGCAAGGCAGCTTCACAATACTCTTGTATCACTTCCTTTTCTGACTTCTGTGAATTAGGTGAGTAACATGATTTGATCGACGTAAACAGATTCATTGCCGTAGTGTAAAGCATCGGACGCTTCTTCGTGTTTATCGTCCACCCAATACCACCATTGCTCATTGTTGGATTCTTCGACTTATGCGCTCTAGCCGCCTCCCATGCCATGCGCGTCTTGCCTGTGCCATATCCCCCGTAAAGGATCGTAATGCCCCCAGAATCGGTTTTAGAGAGGCACTTGGCATAGTTTGCCAACCATTCATCCCCCCCTGCTGGTGGGGCATCCTCGTAGCGTTTTGGAAATCCTCGTAGTGTGTTCATGGTAAATTAAGAATGTCTAATACTGTGTAGCTGTTGCCTTTCTTTTCTAGGAATGAGTAGTCAATCGGCATTGTCGGCTCGATCTTCTCAGATTCCTCCGTGCGCATGAGTAACTCTGCCGCTTGGCTTACGCTGCATCTTCTGTGCAACGATAGCCGCCTGATACGCTGATACGTCTCCTGTGACAAGCGCAAGACAATCGTAGCCTTCTGCTCCCACGGCTTGTATCTCGGTCTGCCGCAAATCATGCTAAAGCCTTTATCGCTCGCTCTCTTGGCTCTTTTTTTCATAGTGCCTTGTATTGTGCGTAGGTTTTACCGTTGGATTTGACCTTAGTGGTGCTGATAGCAATCCCCTTGTTACGGAGCTCCGCAATCCGCGCTGCCAGTCTCATGCATCCCCACTTCTGGAGTGCTTGCAGTGGCGTGATCTTATGCCCTTTGAGAAGCCATGCTTCTATCTTCTTCGTTGTGCTTGGTTGTTTATTCATATTGCAGTGTGTTCATTTCTGTAAAGTTATCCCCGCCAAGGTGGTTTGCCTGATACATCAAATATATGTTCGATGTCACCTTGACGGGGCGGTATTCCCGATCGTCACTCGACGGGGGAAAGTTTGTAAAGGCTAAAAGGGAATGTCATCTACCTGGTCATCTTTCAACGACTTCGCAGATTGCCCAAACGTGAGCGTTTTGCAGTTTCCAAGGATAGGACCCTTCTCGCCACCAGCGCGTCGATCCTTGCCGATGTCGAGCGTAATCATGTGGGAGTTCCCATATTGATCCTCGCCGTTTTTACCCTCGATAATATCCACATTCAAGTAGATCCCACCCTTGTCAGAGACAAAGATGTTCGCTGCTTTTACTGGGATTGCGACGAATTTCTCGCCTGTTTTTGTATCGAAAACTTTCACACCTTCGATCTTCTGTAGTCCAATGTTTGCTTTTAGTATTTGCATGTTGTTTGTTGGTTGGAGATTATTTTGATTTCACGAAAACGCCGTCGATCATCGTCCCGTTGCGCTTGCTGATTGTATCGTAAGCCATCTGGAGACATTCTTCCAGCGAAAATCCATACATTTCGCAGACCCCGATGAGTGTCACAACGGTGTCGCCTATGCCGTCTTTGATTTCTTCGTGTAAATTGTAACGCATATTGCCAATCTTTCCAAGAGATTCATAGAATTCTGAATTGAAATGCTCAAGTTTGACCACAGCATCTCGCGTCTCGGTCAGTTCTTCTTGGCTTTTGTTTAATTGTTTTAGCGGTGTGCTGTTCGCGATGATCCCCTTGTCGTGAAACCATTGTCTTGTTTTGTCGATTAGTTCGTTCATATTTATTATTGATTGTTGATTTGTTGTTTGTGCCGTTTCGCCATTCCGTCCCATGAGAGCTGGTAATATAACTCCCATGCTGCTTCGTCCTTTTTCAGCAACGCATACCAAATGCTCTTGCGCTTGCGGAAAAGGTGTGAGATCCGCGCTTGCTTTTGTTTGTTAGTCATCACTGCCTCCTTTCTCCGCCATGGCTCGTTTCAGATATACAGCCATGTCTAAGCATTCTTCGTAGGCATGTTGCAACCATTGCATGTGGGAAAGCGGGTTTTCAGCTACGGTGGTGCCATACTTGGCAATGCCCACTTGCTGCCGTTTGGCGATGTCGGCGCAAACTAGGGCTTCGATGCCGCTTGGTATCTTTTTGCTGGTGTCAGCAATATGATCAACCCACTCAAGCAAGCTTTCTTTCCAGTCGGTAGCGTAGCGTGGGTGGCGAATTTTCGTTGCGTCCCCGTTGTCAACAGCCCATATGCCTGATTCCTTTGTGTCTGGTTTTAAGTCATAGTGCCAAACATACGGTTCATCCTTATCTTGAGCGATGTATTTTGGCTCCTCAATCCCCGCTGCTTTACAGGCTGCAAGCAGGGAGTCCGATAGTTGTTCTGGTGTGTTCATGATTTTGGGGTGGTTAGTGTTGGGGATGCGTCCACATCGGCGTTCGGCAAAGAATTGATCTTGCGGCGGAATTGGCGGTGAGACGTGTAGTCGGGGTCTGGCGCAGGCTTTCCAACGCTCCATTCTGGCTCCACCCATTCCCGCGTGATGTCATCGTAGATTTCATCCGTTGCTAAGACGATTTCGCCCATTTCTAGTCGTCGGTATTGCGTAAGTTGTTCTTCTTGTGTGTTCATGATTTTTGGGGTGGTTAGTGGTGGGGATGCCTCCACATCGGCGTTCGGCTCAGAAACCTTTTTGTTGGCGTCAACGATATGGTCGGTTGGTTCATCCCAAATGTGGGGGATACTCGCCATGTAGCATTTGTGCGTTTTCATTTGTATTGTAGGTCTTCAAGTTTTATGTCGGGCATTTCATGGCATTTCAGTAAGTTTTTGTTGTTGCCAACCGCACTTTTTGCAATTGCGTATCATGTTTGGCTGTCCGCCTAATGACGTGCGACCATCTGGTTTCCATTTGTCGTATTCGTGATCTTTTCCAGTCGTGCAAACGGGTGGTTTTTCGCAGGAGATCATTGTTAGGAGACTTAAGAGTAGTATTGTCTTATTCATAGCAAAGGTCTTCAAGTTTTACGTCTGACATCTTCTCTAGGCAGTCATCGCAATAGATACCATGATTTTCCGATTGCAACGCCTTCGCCATGTATTCAGCAGCAGTGCATGGCTCTCCGCCCCATGTTGTTGTTGGGGGCCAGTAGCAGTCCATCGGCTTCTTGCATCCCGTGCAGAGCGTTTTCAGATGGACTGAATTTGCGGGCACTCTACGCCCTTCTGCCCTATCAGATTTGAATTTTACCTCCCACGTTCCTGCGCACTTATTACACTCCCTTGTTTGGGGGCTTGCAGCGTACGGTTGGTGTGTCTCTGTATACCCGCAATGGGGGCATGAATATGTTTCTGTGTTCATTGTTTTGGTAATTGTTATTTGTGCTGGAGTTCGGCGGTGTCTGCGCTGTTGCTGTTCGTGTTATCTGAATGACATTCGGGTTTTTCTACAAACACTGCAACAGGCGCAGCATCGATTCCCCACCACTTAACAGCGTCAGCTTTCACCTGCGGCGTTAGCGGTCGATTGCAATCGTTTTGCTTGTCGCACGTTTCGTAAAACGGGCAAAAGGTTTTGTCTTTGTAGTGGATCATGGCTTCTCAAAATAAATGGTAATCTCAACCCTTGGATTCGATGCATCCTTTGCGCGGGTTGAAAGCGCAAGTTTGCAAAAGTTCTTATCGCTCATTCCGAACGCATCGCAGATTCCGTCCCTGTAAGCCTTACAAGCCCCGTCTGCGTTGTCTTCGTCTCTAAACGCCATAGTTGGGAAGAAGTGCGCTAGGGAGTAGCCTACGGGCAACGATGAACGCAAGGCAGTGTTTTCGTGCAAATAGATTTGATCTAGCGTTGCCAGTTTTGCACGTTCGCGATGAGCCTTTACTGCTTTGCCCTTTTTCATCGCCGCCCAGCGCGATTGCCCTCGGCTAGCGTTAGGCGATACTTCACGGTCGGGGATTGGGAGTGTGATTATCATAACCCTAGCACCTCCTTTGCTTTTTCATGGATCTGCACAGATCTAACGACAGCCATTACATGCGATTTTCCGCTAGTCACGTCTCTTAATTCCTGAGCTTCAACATACTCGCGAAGCATCTCCCGCATGTCGGCAAGCTCGGTTTCGATGATGTGCGCATGTTTTTCAGCATACTCGAAAAACGGACTATGCTCAATTTGTCCAGTTGGCGAGATTGTCCAGTCGCAATTCTCCGCTAAATCTAGCAGAACTACAGTGATAAATTCTTTTAGTTGTGGGCTCATTTCGTTGTTTCTCCTTTCAGTAGTTTTTCGATTGATTCTGCGACATAAAGCGAGGATTTCGCGTTTGATTTATAGTAGTTGACGCATTCGGCTAGCTCTTGTTGCATTTCGCAATAATGCCGCGCAAACTCGACAAACTCGCCGACTTTGATCTGCACGGTTTCGTTATCCTTTAGTCGGTTCTCAACGTCCATGAGGTTCTCAACTTCCCAAGCAATGTTCAACATGGCTTGCATCCTGCGTTCGTGTGCATCTTTGTTCATGACTCTCCTTTCAGTATTCTTGCAATCTTCTTGCTTTGTTGGCGCAATATCTCAGCGTGAGATAACGCCTCAATCTCATGGTCGACTAGTGCTTGGCACAACTCGCAGTAGTGTCTGACAAAATCAGCAAGCTGTCCAACCTTTAGTGACACGGTGTCATTTTCATCCAGTGTATTTTCAGCGTTGAAACCGATGTCAATAACTTCTTGCATTCTGTATGCGTGTGATGGTGTGTTCTGTGTGTTCATGTTTGTTATGGTAGAATTATCCAGGCGACTAGCCCAGCCGCGAATGCTGTTAATAGGGTGTAAAATAGTCCAGCCAAAAATGTGATGGCGAACGTGTGTAATACTTCTAGGATTTTAGTCTTCATAGTCATCTTTAATTGGGTCAATAAGGCTTAGTGCGAATGCTACGATGTAAAACCCCACGATGAGGCAAAACACCACAAAAACGGGATGCGCTTTTATGAAGTCAATCATGGCAGCACCTCCTTGTATTGGTGGATTGTTGCTTTACTAATTGATGCGGAAGCAAATAGCGCGGCGTCTTTTGTTTCGTGCGAAATTATCAAATTTCCACTTTGATTTCGCACCACCCACAGGCTGCGAGGCTCTGGCTTGATGCGGTAAATGTAAGTCTGGAAATCAAAGCCATCTTTTTGATGTTCGGAGTCTTCACTCCAATTCATTCCAAAGCCGTTATTAAGCGCGCTTTCAATCACCTTCCCTTCTTTTGCCGCCTGAATCACCGCAATCATTTCGTCGTGTGACATGCTCACTTCGACACCTCCATTCCCCGTTCGATCTTCTCCAGCACGTAGCCAGTAAAAATCTTGTTGTCTTCCTTTGCCTCTAGTTTTAAGCGATCAGCAAGCGCAATCGGCATTTTAACGCTGATGGCTCGGTGTGTGCGCTCTTGGATTGAGGCGGCGATAATGGCGCGTTTCTGCGCTCGGTTTTGTTTAGTGTTGCTCATGGTTGTTTGGTTGTATTTTCTTTGGAGAGTGATTCGATCTTGCCAGACAGCCAACCGAGCTGTGCGGCATCATAGCTTGCTTGCGGGTCATAAATAGCGGAGCGTAGATCCTGCATTGCGAATTGCAGCAGCATCTTGGCTTCGGCTTCGGTGAGGTTGGCGATGTGTTCGTTCATAGCGGGGGATTTCTACATCGGCTCATGACCTAGGTCAATACTTTTTCTCATTTATTTTCAATCTTTTTCACTTTCCTTGCAAAATCAATGCCTCCAGCGTGTATTTTGTTAGAGAATTTACGTCTACCATACGTCCGATTTACGTCCGATGATACCGATCATGCGCGATATTTGATCTTGAATTCGCCAGATTCTCTGGTATTATTCTCGCGAACTTGCGAAACGCAGCATTGCGCGTAGTAGGTGGGATTCCTGCCCCGATTGAAAGTTGACTCCATGTCATCGCGAAAGCTAGATCGGGTGCGGGTCTCCAATCACAGCAGATCTCCCATGCCTCTCAACGATGCACACTTTGGGAGATATTTTTTCACCGCTTGAAAATTATTTCTTGCGTTTTCCCAATCTTGTTCTATTATTCTCTCGTTCGCGCGATACGACCGCCTAACAAAGATTTCTTGCTGTGTGTTCAAATAGCATTGGAAGCCCGTTCGAAGGTCGTATCTCGAACGGGCTTTTCATTTTCCCCTGTTCGATTCTGAAGACAGACCAAAACAAAGGACACCGCGAGAAGACGTGAATCTTCCACACTCATCACTAGGCTTGAAACGCTCGAAAGGGGCTAACGAGTTGTCACCATGAGACTAAGCAGAGGTGGCAGGAGGTTGACTCCTAAGGGGCTGGTTTCCGAATCATAAAAGCACATGGTAGATATTGTTTCTCATCGTGTGTGCTCTAGGGAGGTTATGAGACTAATTGTGTACAGAAATAAACAAGGAAAGAACAAACGATATGCATACAGAAAAAGAAATATGGATTTATCAAATTGACGATTGCGAGTGGTATTTCGCCAAATCGCTAGAGCAAGCAATCGCTCTCTATCAAGAGTCAACACTGAATTTTGAACCTGTAGATGCCAGAGCGATTACAGACAATGAGATGGACTCGCTCATTTATTGGGATAGTGAAAACACAAATGAAAGCCATCCTGAACATTGGCAGTGCGAATGCGGCAAAACTCCAAACGGTTACAGTCGATGGAACGGGTCGGCATGGCAGTGTCACCACGGGTATCCGATTGGACACGTTGACATGGTGAATATACACAAGCTCACGTTTCGCCAAAAGCTTGAAAAAGATATTGCAAGCGGCAGAGATTGCGGATTTTTCGCAACAACGGAGTTTTGAACCCGCTCTGATTGTCGTGGAGATTAGAATACAGAAGAAAGAAAGAACGATATGAACAAAGTAACACCTGAAGAAATCGCGATACTGAAACGCATTGCGGAGATTGAAAGCATTCGCCATAAGACTGAATCGCGCTTGAATACGGTCACGGATCAAAACGCTTGGCACGGTGTAGATACCGAGTCCTTTGTTGACGGCGTTAGAACTGGAGAGCTTGATTTGAGAAAGGGAACGAAATGACAATTACAGTTTCAAAGCCGATACTATGGAAATGGTCTTACCACGCGCTTGACCGATGGAAAGAATACCACGGATGCGATAATGAATACACGCGGCGGCGACTGGAAAACGGTTGCCGTCGATGTGGGAAAAAGATGCGCAAGGTGATTCGTAAAACCTGCCCTTATCACGCGCACCTAGTTCATCAAAATAGCGGGTATTTTTACGCGACTGCCGAGGATTGGGTTTTTGTGGTGAAAGACAATGTTGTTGTGACTTGCTTTGTTTATCGCACAAAATGGCACTAATTAAACAAAAGCGCGAATCTCTTTAATTGAGGCGCGGGAAAGTAAACAAAAACCCCGCCAGTGGGTGCTGACGGGGTCTGCTGAAAACGCCTAAGCGTGTTCGTATCTCATTTTACGCATGGTAAATGAGATGTGTCCTTTATTGCCTAGCTTGCGCATGTCATGGAGACAACTTTCAACAATAGCAGACGCGCAAAAGTAGCACAATCGGGCGCGGAGTCAATCACTCTTTCCAGAGTTTGATTTTTAGCTTCTTAGCAAGACCTACAACAGCGTCAATCTCATCTTCGTGGGTGAAATTGTGCTGTGTCTCGCTTTTATATGCTACCCATCTGTTATCCTTGGTTTTCAGCGTGTGGATGTTCTTCGCTTTCATCCATTTTAGGCGGGGCGATTCCTCCTCTGGTAATTCTGGGAACAAGTTCATAGGATCTCGGTTTTAAGCCTTGCCACCTCCACTCCTCGGAGCGTTTTTATCAGGCAATGTTTAACATTTGCCATATCAGCCAAAACAGCAGAGAGATATTTCATGTCTGCTTCATCATTGAAGAAATAAAGCGTAGTAATCGACTTGTAGCCGTTTTTCTCTGCCTCTTCGGGTGAATACGTTGGCGTTTTCATATGGTCAGTTTGCATGATTGGATGGAGGTGGCAAGGATATTTTTCATTCTGGGCTATCTACCCGACTTCTGAAATATCGGGTGTTGTAGCTGCTTCCTGGCTTCGACTCGCGGCACACTACTCCTGCCATGAGACTATTCCCATATTCAGCATCCACTTTCTCCTTGGAGAGCCAAAGCTCCTTCGTGCGAAAGCGTGGGCAAGCAATTAGATATTTTCTCTCATCAGGATTCCACCCGATGATTTCCTTATCGTAGTATTGCGTTCCGATTTCCAGCGGCGTGTCGTCGAAGATGCTCATCAGAATGGAGGTGTTTCGTTCTGTGGAGAGAATGAAGACCCTATTAAAGCGGTCGACAAGATATATAGAGCAAGTTTGTCGCGACCATAGAAGCAGTTGTCGCAAGCACAGTCGCTCTCTCTGGGGGTGATGCTGTCTTCGTCATCAAAACCGTCGAGATAATTGTTCGGGTTCTCTGGGTCGTAATAACAAAGATTACTTTTGATTTCTTCAATCGTGAGAGTTGGAGAGTTCATCAGAATGGCGGTGTATCGTTCTCAGTTGTTCCAGTGTAACCCAACTTCGGCTCGTAGAATGCGATCCAACCGCTCCAATCGGGCGATACAGGCACTCCTTCCAGCTTTAGGGTAAGTTTACCCTCGTCGCTCTCAAAAACCGCTCCTACGGTCAAATATCGCTTTTTCTCTATTCCGTCCTTCGTGTATTTGCCCACGGTGGCGACTGCATCATATTTTTTCTTCATAATATAAAACGCGTGGTGTGAGATGCGCGCCCCCTCTTTTTTGGTTTATAGGTAAGCGGGTTTCTCGATAGTGGTGATGCCCTCATGTTGTCGAGGCCATACGCCTACAGCTACGCAGGATTGCCATTTCGCAAGCGCGTTCATGTAGCCGACTCGCCCCGCCTCGATCAACTCGGGTGATACTTCCACCCATGCCGATTCATACGGTGCTGTTACCTCGATAAAACAGATAACAAAGCGAGTGCGATTCTCACCGCTTGCTGCGTTCCACAGATCCAAGTATAACGCTGCTTGCCAGTGATAGCCTCGGTCAATGATAGTGTTGGTGATGTTGCGCAGATTGCCGATTTTGGCAGTCGTTTTCAGATCCACAAGCAGGTCGAGATTGTCAGGCACAAGGTCAATCATGCCTTTTATGTCCGTTGCCCCGATAGTGGCAAAAACTGCCACCTCGGATTTGTAGCCACCAGCAAAGCGTTGCGCATAGTCCTCAGAAAAGACCGCTTCACACCCGCTAGCAGCGCGAATATCGTCATCTGTAGCAATCATTTTTCCCATTGCTCGCGCATCGTCTCTCCACTCCTGGGCTGCTTTTGTGCGGAAATCAGAGAATGGCGATACTGCGGCGATGACATCCAGAGGGATGTTGGGTTCTAAGATCGCTGCGTGAATCAGCGTGCCTAGATCCATGGCACGGGTCGATTCCTTGCCGGCGCTGTGTCTCCACTTGTAAGGGGATTGATTGAAATCCCATAGTAGCGACTTGCTGACAGGTCCTGACAGGTTTGTCGGCGATGCGGAGCGTGAGTAGTAAGCTCTACCTAGATTGTATTCAATAGTTGCGTTTTTCATGGCTTGGCTTTGGCTTTGATTGCGAACGCTTTGTCAATGCTGGCGATTTTGTCAGTGGTTAGCTGTGCCACAGATGTTACCCCGTAGTGCTTCAGAAATGCGAGTTCGTCGATAGCAAGTGCTTCGATGTTCTCGCGAATTCTGGCAGCTTCACCGCTGGAGATCAGCGGATAGACTACTGGGCGATTATGCGCGGCAGATTGCCCGTCATCATCCTCCTGAGCTACCCCGCACACGGCCGCTAAGCTATACCGCCTCAAATATGTAGTACTAGCACCTACGCCCTGCCCGTCCATTTTAGCAGGGACGCAGGACATAGTGCCGTAAATGTAACCACCACCGCTGTGGGCGATAGTGGTGGTGACGTGACAGATCGCGCCGTCAAACGAGGGCGATTGGATCACGGATAATCCATTCGCTGCCAATACTGGGCGAACGGTGTTCAAGACCTCGGCTAGATCCGCGTATTTCGACTTGAAATGTGGATTTAGTGAGCCTTTTGTGGCGTTTTCTACTTCTCCTTGCATTTTTGCTAGGGCAGTAAACAATTCAGGTGTGCTGTGTTCTAGGTTCATTATATTTTGGTGTTGTGATAGTGCAGTAATGTCCTGCACAAGAGTGTTTTAGTGGCTTGTTTCATTTTGTTCAAGAATAATCTGTGAATATCTTTGCAATATCTTGCGCATTTGCTCCTTTGATTTCTCGCAATAGTGCAATTTCTCGTAGGTTTTTGTCCGCGCATAAAATGCTGCTGTGTGATGGTTTCGATTTACGATTTCGGCTGAGTCTTGGAGCGAGTGTGCTTCACTCCAGAGTGTCATAACGAGCTGCCTAGCTAGTGCCTCGGAATACCGTTTCCGCTTGCCAGTGATGGCTTCAGGTTTTACCCCGACGACATCAGCAACGGACTGTATCAACGCGCTTTTGTTGTCTATTAACATTGGAATAGTGCTACGAGTTGATTGCGTAGATTTTCGGAGATGATCATAGTGGAGTCTGTAGCCGATGCCCAGCGGTCAACGTGCATTTCTGAGCATGTCAACACCCAATTTACGCGATCATTTGCGGGGGGAATGATCCGAAAATAAGTGCCAGTTAGCTTTTTCGTCTGCACGTCTTTTGTTTTGGAGTCGGTTACGATTACGAGGGGATCTTCTGTTTTTTGGTATAGTATCATATATTTTGATTTGGCTCATGCCAGACCGCTTGCGCGGTTTCGCCTATTGCCTAGGCTCATCAGTGGCTTGCTTCGGGGTAGATTTCCCTCCCCTCAAGTTTGTTGATTTCTCGCTTGATCGGCAGCGTTGCCAGCCTCGTGGAGTTTCTGTGCTCTACCATGCCGCGCATGGCAAAATCAATTTCTCGCCGCTCTAATACGCTGAGGGCGATGTGAAGCTCGTCAATTATGACGCCGTTCTTGGCTATGCGATCCATGGTTAATTCATCCAAGCGGGAAAGCTCGTGGGGCGTGATAGTGCCTGCTGCATAGTGCCTATCGCATCGCTTCTCTAAGGCTTCGAGATCAGCGGTGGATACGGCGGCGCGGATGCGCTGGGATAGTGCTGCGTACGTGGTCACAGTGCTAAGCATAGGAGGGTTAATGTTACAAGTAGGGCAATCGTGACGACTCCCCCGATGATTTCGGCGGTGACAGTGAGCCATTTACGCCATTGGTTACGGCGGATAGGACGGCGGATTAGTTGGCAGGTCGGTTGCATGGCATGTGTTGTGCTGTGCATGGGTGTTGTGTTGTAGGGAGGAATCAGAAGCAGGATAGCAGGAACTCAAGGGCTTTGGTGCGGCTGCTCGCATGTTCAGGGTTGTGCATTGAGATATACTCGCGTAGGCTTCTCTCGTTGCCTTGGTAGCATCCGCAAAAAAATGTTACCTCCCCTTCAATCTCAACCGCACTTAACAGTCTCCCCCTCTCTCCGTGAGCTGTCCAATGGCACGCGGCTAATCTTATTCCATGTGCTTCGCTCAGGTTGGCACTACTCAGGTTGGCACCGCTCAGGTAGGCACCGCTCAGGTAGGCACCGCTCAGGTTGGCACAGCGCAGGTCGGCACGTCTCCCGTCGGGGTGTTTTTCTAGCCACAATTTGTGGAGCTTTAGTATTTCAGGTAGGTCTATGGTTTGCATGGTATGTGTTGTGCTGTGTATGGTTTCCGTGATAGTGGGTTTAAACATAGTCGGTCCATGCCCCGCCGTCATATTGCGCGGGCGGCAAATCGAGATAGTCTCGGGCTGCGTCGATCAACGCTTGCGAGCGGTCAAATGTTGATGCGTGGAATGATTTGGGGACATGTTGCCACCATGCATTCATTTTTTCGTCATAGGTTGCGAAATAGTAACCATCTCCAAAGACTGACAGTGTCGATACGATTTGGCGAGCGTGTTTGATTGCGGATGTTTTAGTTTTCATTCTGTGTTGTGTTGTGTTGTGTTGTGGCTTGTGCCGTATCCCCTTGCGGGGATTTCGTCCCTTGCCTGGGACTCGTCAGCGGCTCAGAAGCTGGAGGTTATAATGCCGCCATCAAATTCGATCAGTGTACCGTGGTCTTGGATATATTCGCGGATTGCCTCCTCGATCTCTGACTCGTCATTCGCGACTGTCACGCCGTCCATATCAATATCAAGACCTAGTGCATCAGCCGCTTGTGACTCGTCGCCGAAGTATTCGCTCGCCCAATCTTGCAATGAGGCGTATTCTGAGAAGTCGCAGCGGATAGCCACAACGTCCAGCTCTAGCTCCTCGCCAGTTGACTCCTCATAATCCTCCAGGTATTCGGCGAGCGCGTAAGCTCCAGCGTGCGACCAAGCTGCGTTAGTGTCAGCGAGGAGTGCATTTGCAATGTCGTAGGTATTCAGCGTGTGTTTCATATTCAAGTATATTTTCAAGTTGTTGTGATCGCCAATCGCGGCGACAGGCAAAAGATAACCGATTCGCGAGCAATGTCTACAACATTTTAACAATTATTTTCACTTTTCTCATTTACCGTTGATTATCAAGGCTTTATTGCGCAAGATTTTTTCAGCATTTCACAAGACAAGCGGGGAAATCGAGGCGCAAAGCATCAATTCGAGGCATGATCGGCAGAGAATCAGCGAGGGAAAGCGAGGAAGAATCAAGGGAAGAATCAAGGGGAAAGTATTGAGGGAAAGCATCAGGGAAAGCATCAGGGAAACCTATTCATCCACTTCAAAGAATTTACTCAATACACGCGAGGCAATCACCAAGCATGAGATGCACACAACACAAGCATTATCATCCGTTCTTTCTTGTACTGATTTTACACAGCATTTCTAAAACATGTCAAGCAAATAATTTTTTCGTTAGGTTTGGGACGATGCCAAGACAAGCAAGCGAGTGATTTAAACGATCGTTGGATGTGTGAGCGGTGCGGGTGTGGACGTGTGAGCGGGTGCTGTCTCAGCCGATGCTAGGCGATGTCGTGCCGGCTCTGTTGGGCTGTCGTGCCGGTGTCATGTCAGGCGATGCAGTGCCGTGCCAATACTCGGTCATGCCAGGCGCTGTCTCGGTAGGTAATGCCAGCGGGTGATTCAAGCG